TACGTACTGTAATACCTGCTGTATCACCGTTTAATGGAACCCAACGGTAAACATCGTTATAACGATCGTACTGATATTTCCAGCCAGAATCTAGAACAGCATATGAACTAGATGTTAGAGTATCTCTAAAACCTGTTACATTTGTTGCTTCAGTACCTGCTTGATTAATAACATCTGTACTTTCTGGTGATACGAATACAATAACGTCTTTTCTAATTTCAGCAACACTACCAATAGCGTAGTTAGCAACTACTGCTGAAGCATTACCTAGTGGAATTAGCGAGATGTCATATAATTCATCGTTTGCAAATGTAGCTAAAGCAGAAGTAATATTACCGTCTGTTGGACTATCACCCGAAACACCTAGGCTTAAGGATACTGTTACATTGGATGTTAGGTTAGCGAATGCCGAAGCGTTAGCTGACGAACCCCAAGCAGTACCAGAAGCTACTGTTGCTGTATGATCCATCCACCAAATGTATTTGGATGTATCGTTGATAACAGATTTATAGAATGCTGAAGTACCATCTGCTTTTTTAGCATCAGATGCTTTAGAAGTAAATGGGAATCTTTCTAGAACTGTACCTGCTGTACCTGTCCATAAGCCATCTTCATCGATAACTACGACGTGTAATTCGTCGTGCGAACCGCCTCTATCACTCACATATGTGGATGTAGTTGGCTGAGAATCAAAACTAGATGCATAAGTCCATGTGCTCCAAGCATTACCGTCAGCCATGGAAACTTTTAATGAGTTACCTAAAGCACCTGGGTACTTAGCTGCCCATTCCCCTACGGATGCAGAACCATTTTCATAAGTTGCTTCATAGTTATCATCGTTTGTAATTAATACTGCAGTAGCTGAAGCGTTTGCAACTGCGTTTTTTGCTATGCTTTGATTTACAACGCGAATTAATTGTAAGTTATTACCATAAGCAAGGAAATTGGCTGCTGTGAAGAACGACTGGAATGTCGTATCATTTGGCTTACCAAATCTCTCAACGAGAGTATTTTCCGAATCTACTGTAGTAACTTGACCAACTGGTCCCCATTGGAAAGCACCAGCAAAGCCTCCGGCCGTAGTAGCAACTGACGGAACGACCGAAGTAAGGTCCTTCTCTGTTACAACTACCCCTGGTGAAAGCTGATTTGCCATCTTTTTCTCCTTATAATGTTATTCTATCATAACAAATTTTATACGTTATATTTATAGTTATTGAAATTTGTACTTCACCAAGATCTTTCTTTTAAATAATCCTTAAAGTTGGATTGATACTTATCTGTTAACCACAAATCACCATCAATTACCTGGGGTTGTAGTTCGTCTGGTAAGCCGTTATCAATAAAACCGAAAGGAGTTAATTCTTCTTCAATACTCTTTATTTGTGAACTATATAGAGCTTGTCTGTTATTAGCATTCATTAAATCCTTAAACATTACATCGTTAGTTGCCCAGGCAAATAATACTAATGTCATTGTTAAGTCATCATGATAACCTTCATCTGCCTTAAACGTTCCACTATTTTCAATGAATGTAGAGAATTCTGATATAATATCTTTATCAAATATTAGTAGCTTATTACCCTCTACTAATGATTTTAATGTAGCACAACCAATTCTTTTAACTTGTTTTGTAGTTCTTAAACCTAGATTAGAATGACGACCAGAACTGGACATTACCTGGCCATATCTTGCATCACTACCTACCCAGATCATATTTTCATACTCTAGATCATTGTGTATGATATCAGCTACCTGCTGACCGATATCATTGATCTCTACTAGTATGTAGGCATTATTATAATCTTTAGCAACCTTATGAATAATGGTCGGGTATAATAATGGACTGATTTTATTATCTCTATATTTAGCTACTAGAGAATATGGAAACTCTGTTGTATCAATTACTGTAAAGGCAGAATAATCTCCACCCACTCCTCTAGATGTATCTACAGTAACAAAGTAGGCTCTATTTTCTTTAGGCGCTTCTAATACATCTAACCCGTCTTTACTATATTCAAACGGTTTAGGAGACATTTTTGAAATAGTATCGGCTGCAATTAAAGTATTCGAGCTTCCTAAGAAGTTACATAGAACCTCCTGGTTAAATTTAAGTTCACCTAGAATAGCTTTTTGATCTGCAGCCCATTTTTCATCCCGACCTGGAATTTCCCAGTATGGTATTTGTAGAGCAACGAAACCATTTCTACCTTCTACTGCATCATTCCAGTACTTCCAGAAATGATTATAACCTAATGGCGTAGATGTAAGTAATACTTTAGTAGTTTCACCCGCCATAATCGTAGGGTACGTAGAAGTAAAGAATTCTTCTGCGACATTATTTGGTACAATGGCTGCTTCGTCAATGTATAACCAGTTAACAGACTTACCTCGAATACCAGAGGTGGAAGTTGCAGATGTAAATACTTTTGACCCATTTTCTAATTCAACGTCACCTTTATTCCATACCTTAACACCCTGCTGCATCCACAGAGGTAAACTCTCGTACATAATTTGATAACGAGAGAGTACTTCTCTAGCTGCTGTAGATTTGTTAGCTAATATAGCTACGGTCTTTGCGGAATTAAATAATGTATAGTGTAATATACAGGCGGCTGAAGTAATAGTCTTACCTTGTTGACGTCCTTCCATTAGAATAACCTTACGATTATTCATAATAACGTCTACTTTTTTCTTCTGACACTCGTATAGCTTAAAAGGAATTAAACCATGATCTAATGATACAATGTAGCAGTAAGTTTCAATAAAGTAAACTGGATCATCCTTACACTTCATTAACTCTCTAACCTGCTCAGCAGTAAACTGCATATTATAACCAGCAGGCTTAATATTAGAGTTACCATTATAACTACTTCTATATTCGTCTTCCTCAATATCACTTGTTGACATCAATTACCTTTGCTTTATCACCGTTAATCATTTTCATAAGGTCTGATGTAGATCCTGCGAATACAATATTGTTAGTTTGATTACTAACTTTTTTATCACTCTTATTAATATCTTTTTTAGTTTTATACAAACCTACTAGCTCTTTTGCTATTTCGGTTTGAGTTTTAATTAACTGACCAGTTACTTCGAAGGCCCTAGGGTGCTCCGAGTTCTTTGATATATGAATAAGTTCTGTAATTACATCTTCGTTTTTATTAATTAAATTTCTTAAAGTAGTTCTGGCTAACTGAAAGTCATCATCCTGTTCCATTTCGGTAGGATTATAATTAATAATAGAAGTAGCTGCCGGGGTACTTTCCTCAGCAGGCAGGTCAAATAGACTGTTTAGCTTATCAGTTGTTTTCATTAAAATTCATCAAAGTTTTCTACCACACTAAACTCATCTATAGCAGCACCTGGAATAGCAGAATCAGGACTTACTACTGCACTATAAGATTGTTGTTTATTATTTAACCCAGCATCGCTAAATGTACTAACAGTGGTGTTTCTAATAAAGCCTTGCTTGTTAATCGGACCAAAGAAGTTAAGTTTTAACGTAAAGCTTAGTGTCCAGATAATTGCTCTTCTAGCTGTAAAATCACCCTCATATTCATCTTCATAAGAAATACTATCTAAAATAATAGGAAGATCATTAGTAATGCCTAATGCTGGAATTGCATTGATAGTTAGGTTAAAGTCTGGATTAAAAAACGGTAATATCTGCTCTATAATCTGTAAGCCATCATCTTGATTTTTAGTGTACGCATATAGCATTATATTGATATTATATGGGGATGGAGCATACTGGGCATTTAAAGTGTTAGAAGTATTGTTTACCGCTCGATTTTGCTGTATAAAGCTAACTCTTCTGTTAGGATCATACACTATTCCAGTCATTTCGAACGCTAATCTCGGCAAGTAGGTCTCGAAGCTTTGTTCGAAAGATTGAGGCTGTGCAGCAATTCTAGCTAAAAACTTTTGCTTGGGTGCATAAGCTAAAGGCACTTTAAGTGTCTGAGTTATAGCTCCAGTATTGTTTCTTCTATCAATATGAATATTGTTAAATAGATTACCAAAAGCCACGATAGACTTTCTTATTGTTCCCCAATAAAATTTCTGATTTAAAATTTTAGACTCCCTCTTGTTTATGCATTTATTTCACCAAAAGGATTAGTTTCAGAAAAATCTAATACTGAAATTTCACTGGTAAAGTTTTCGTTTTGTGTATTTGGTAATATAGTATTAAGCTGGTAGCTCTCTAGTACTAGACTGGATTCTGAATAGTACTCTAATAAGAATCTATCACCGGTTTCTAGTAATACATTAAAGTTATTAATATCAAAGTCTTTATCAGAAGCAAGACTATCAATATCGCTAATACCTGTATTAATTACCTCTGAAGAGTACTGATACAACTCACATTGTAACTTATAAACGTAAAGCTTTCCTACTTGAAAGAACGGATCTAATGCCTCTACCCGTTTAATTTCAAAGTAGGCTTTTGTTAATGGGAAGTAAACAATGTCACCTTCAGCTGGTCTTGTAGTAAGAACAGCGTTACCAGACCTTGCTACAACCTCATCCCAACGTCTTCTAGCCACAACAAAGGTAGCCGTATCTCTAATCTCTACACCAAACTTAGAAAGTAAATCACCATCACCCTCAAAGCCATTGACATTTTGCATATACATCTCTAATGGATATGCATGCTCATACTTATTAAGAGCATCTTCACCCAAAATAAGATCTTCGTTCACGGCTTTACGAGGCATATAATAAGTATCGAAGCCGTAAATTTTAAGACACTCGATTATCAAATCCTCCATAAGGTATTGTTCCGAAGAACGACCCCCAGGTACACCAGATTGAAAATATTGATTTGTAGCCATTATTCGGGATACCTACGTGGATTAGTTATTGCCTTTAGTGTATAATTCATATGTGGGCTGATGAGATAATGCACTAATTAACCTGTAAAGAAATCGGTAGGTAGTTGATAAGTGTTCTGAGCTTCGTCTCTTAGCTTCTCTATTTCGTCAGTAGCTTCCTGATAAATGATTTGACCATTCAAGGTAACACCACCTGGTAATTGAACACCTTCAAACTTCTTAAGATTCGTTCCCCATTGCTGTTTAATTAACTGTGTAGCATACTTCTTAAGAAAGTAATCGTTATAAACATCTGTGAATGCGTCAGGGTCAAGAGTTTGCCATCCCTCTACAATTACATAATCCCCTACTTCAACATCTTCACTCCAAGCCATATCAATATATAGCCGATTCATATGTCTGTTAAATCTAACTGGCTTTTGCCCGGTCATTAGATCATTAATAAGATTTAAATGAGTTTTTAGTTGAGCATAGTAGATAATATCGGTATTGGTAAGTGATTGAATATTATTAAGCATCAATTGATATCTAACATCAAACATACTAATACCGTTAGATTTATTAGTTAACTGAACGATTCTTTCCACACCTATAATCGATTCAGGTAACGTTATGTATTTATTATCGTAATTACCTTTTGTAACGGCGGCCGTTGCTGCTAAGGTAGCAGTTTGGCCTGACTGACTTCCAGTAACAATCTCACCATTTGTAAAGGTACCGTTAATATCATAAACTTGAATAGTTGTTACATTAGGTAGAGCGTACACAGTGGCTGAGGCGCCAGATGTTGATCCCGTTATAATATCGCTGGTTGTAAAAGATGTAGCATTAGCGGTTACTATAACATTAGAAGGTAATAGTTGTTCTTTAGCATAAACTTTCTCAACAGCATCAAAGTGAAATTCGCGATAGAATTGAAATGCTTCATCAATACGATCTTCAATTTGATCGTCATCAACATTAATCTCCAATACTGGATGACCAAGTTTTCTAAGGCAGTAATCTATTAAGTTTTGTCTGGTAGTGATAGCCATATTTTTCCTTAGTTTCTTATATTTATCATTAAGAAGCCATCTGATTTATAAACCGTATCTCGCTCTTTCAGCGTTATAATTTTGATTTACTTGTTCAATAGTTAAGTCTGTACTGTATATACGCGCGACCGCAATACCACCATTTAAGAAGTTAGATACTGTGGTAGGCCCGGAAGTATCATTTCTTGCAGCCATATGTAAACCTGCTCCTCCGTTTAATGGTGATCTACCCGTTGCTATTGTTACCTCTGTAGCTGCCAAAGCACCGTTTATGTACAAATTCATTTTAAAGGTAGTATTATTATATGTTCCGCAAATGTGAAACCAGCCAGTATTAAAATACGTACTGGCATTATTTGTAGAGTCAATTCTTGGAACTTGCCCTGCCCTTAAATGATAAAGACTAAATTTATTGGCTGTAGGTTGAATGCCTAAAGCATAGTTATAACGAGAATTAGATCTATCAGCAATTAAATTAAATACGGATGAGCTAGTATTTACGCTATCAGGATTCCACCAACCCTCTAATGTATAACTGCTAAGTGTGGGTAATGGATTAGTAGAGTAAGCCCATTGAAATTTACTTCTAGTAAATTGAATGTATCCCCCGTTGTCAGAATTATACGTTGGAGGGTCAGTTTTAACTGGGCTTAGAGTACCGCCATTATATAAATCAAAAACTCTTCCTTCGACTGTATCTGTCCATACTGTGCCGCTACCGGGATAACTTGCAGTATTGCTGGCGTCAAGATTTAATACAAGACCTGCTGTAACTATTGGTGCGGAAGGTGTTACAATTCTCACATTGTTCATCACGGACATCATAATGCCACCCATTAACTGACCCCTGTGCCGTTTATAAACCAAGTGTCAGTTGCCACCTTCATTAATGTTGCCATACCATAAGTACTGACTACCCGGTTAGCTGCGGTACTGTTGCCTGCCATATACAATGTAACACCACCTGCCGCATTAACTAATACATTACCTGCAGCCTGGACAACAATACTAATTGCTGTACCAGTTTCAAATGCTACATTAGCGTTAGTAGGAATAGTTAATGTCAAGCTGCCGGCAGTTGTTGAGTAGTAGTGCTTTCCTGCATCCGTTAATGCTAATGTGACGTTACTTGCGGTCACTTGAGGTATATTCAAGTAACCAATAGCGAACCCATTTGTATTACCTGTGATATTACCCGATACAGTTATATTACTCAATGTTGTATTAACGACTGCTGCTACCGCTTTTGCATTAGAATATGCATCAGAAGTAGTAAATGCAGTAGCTTGCACATTACCGTCTGGGAATGTTAAACTACCATTGGTGCCAAAGGTCCAGGTTTTAGAATCATTTAGAGAATTTGCAACTATTTGTGCATCACCAATGCCGGCAGCAAGTTGAACATTTCCAGATGGAGCATAAAATGCAGAAACATTGGCATCACTGCTGATAGAAAGATAATCAAAATTTATTCGACCAGCGGTTGGTA